CCTCACCGAGCGCTACGAGATGTTCGTCTGCGGCTGCGAGATGGGCAACGCTTTCACTGAGCTCAACGACCCGATGGATCAGTACGAGCGCTTCAAGGCGCAGGTCGAAAAGCGCGCCAACGGCGACGACGAGGCCGAGATGATGGACGAGGATTACGTCATGGCCCTCGAATACGGTCTGCCCCCGACGGGCGGCCTGGGCTTCGGCATCGACCGCTGCGCGATGATGCTCTGCGGTACCGACTCCATCCGCGACGTCATCCTCTTCCCCACCATGAAGCCGCTCGGAGAGTAATACTTGAAAAATGTTCTGAAAAGGGCTAAAAACAAGGAAAGATGCCTGTTTTGAGAACAAAAAGTTGTAGCGTTTGAGAAGCGATTTTCATTTTACCACAGCTTTACCACATTTCATTTCAAAACCCCAGAGTTACCCCAGCAAAATTACGCGGGTTGAGAAGTTGAAATATGGAGGGTTGGAAGAGCCTCTTATTTCAAAAACAATTTTAGATCGGCAAGATCACCCAAGCGATGCTTGGTGAAGAGTGTGGAGTAGTTGCCATACTCTTGTTTGACAAAATCGTTTTGCCTCTTGACAATAAAAGTTGCCAGATACCTTCCGTGCGAAGATGCCTGACTGGATGGCTCATTATGTGGCAGACTTTACTACTTGACAAATTCGGGTGAAGCACTTATAATATACTCAGGAGTAGGAATACTCTTAACAGGGGTGTATCTCAGCCCTAAGTGAGAAAGTTATCGAGTGAGTTTCTCTTGACTCTATGATCAAGAAAGTTACAAGTGAGTGTTTCGCTACTCAGAATGCGATTGTAACAGGAGGGCGGGCTTCGTGCCCGCCCTTTCTGTTTGAATGGAGGGAATATGGAAAGCATAAAGATTTATGAAATTGATGCAGCGTATATTGACTACTTGGTTCCATATGCGCCACACCTTTTTCATAATCGTCAAAAGGGACAAGCTAATGAACGAAAGTACATAGGGGTAGTTTTACAGATCAATGGCTTTGACTATTTTGCCCCGCTTTCTTCATTCAAACCAAAGCATAGAAAGATGAAGGAAGGGCTTGATTTCCTAAAGGTTGAGGATTATGCTGTAATCAATTTGAATAATATGTTCCCCGTTCCTATTTCGGAGTGCCGATATGTGAATTTTAACCAGGTAAGAGACCCGTCATATAGGTCACTTCTTTTGGCAGAGTATCGGTTCATTAAATCAATTCAAGAGAAAATCAGAAAGAACGCAGCTGCTTTATATAAGCATAAGCAAATAAATGGTGACAAGACACCGTTGGCGAAAAGGTGTAATGACTTCGTATTGTTGGAAACGAAGTGTAAAGAATATCGTCACAAGTAAAACCTTCTATGGGAGCTGGCTTAACGCTGGCTCCCTATTTTTTTATAAAACAAGGGTACAGATTTCCTCGACGGATTTCTGTACCCTATTTTTTTTGCCAGCGGAGCCACTGGGCAACGCAGGAGCGGCGATTAAATTGTTCGAGGGTAGTTTCACCTTTAAGATTTGAAGCGCTCAGAGGGGCGGTAAATGGCTTTTACAAAGGTTTGTTAAATCTGGTACATTTACAGTGTCCATAGGGATCGCTATGCCTCAACCAATAGCTGCTAACCTCAACGGTGCGTCCACAATTCTGGCAGAGGCATTTCCAGCGAGTTTCATTACCTTTGATCCTCTCGTTTTTTACCGGCTCGATTACGTTAAGAAAACCGAACGTCTGATTTGTAAGGTCATGCTTGATCTGAGATCGAGCGCAACCGCAGGATCTGGTTTTTCCATTGCGGAGACTATCGGAGAGGACAGACACGATATTTCCGCATTTGCATTCGCAAATCCATTTCGTTTTACCTGGTTTTGAGTCTGGGTCTTTCTCTATTACTTTCAACTTGCCAAATGTTTTGCCCCTCAAATCAATGAGGGTAGGAGAGGGAGTATGCCGAAGACAGCCGCATGATTTTGTACTATTGGTTCGTAGCAGATTTGTAGAGGACACGACAACGGTATTGCCGCACTCGCACTGGCACAACCACATAGGACGGCCTGGTTTTCTGTCCTCAACCCTTTTTATAACGGTCAGCATATCAAATGTGCGGTCGGTAAGGTCTATCAGCTTTCCCATTGAAATCCTCCTCAAGAGATCTTGATTTTTCCTTCGAGGTTGGAGAAAGATTCTTTCTTCTTTTCCTTTGTAGCTTCGGCATAGATGTTCATGGTAGTTTCAATATCGGCATGGCCCATGATTTCCTGAATGACTTTGATATTCCGCTCGTTTTCACAAAACCGCGTACAGAAAGTATGACGCAGATTATGAGCAGAAAAGTGACGAATCAATACAGGATCTCGCCTCTCTTGATCGGCCAGCACCGTTTCATCTTCGATGTAGGCGTCACAAATGCGGTCAATAGCTCGGTTGACACTATGAGGAGAGAGAGGATCGCCGTAGCGGTTTTGGAAGATGAAGCCAGTATACCCGTCAACAACGGACTCATTGAACCCGACTATCTTTTGTGTTTCCCATTCTGCCTGCAGAGCGGCTTTGACCTCTGATAACATAGGCACAATACGGACGCCGGCGCTTGTTTTTGGTGTTACGATATGGAAGCGTGCTTTTTCGTCTTCCTCATACTTTCGGTAGACCATATTGTGGTTGATACTGATGATCCCTTCGTCAAAGTCGCAGTCTTCCCAGCGCAGGCCAATGGCTTCACCGAT